GATAAGGCAGCACTATTGGCCAAATTGGGCATAACTGCCGATGAAGCAAAGTTACTGCTTTCATAGTGGAACACTTGACTAAGATGTATCCGCAAGGCACTTCAGCTGCGTTCATTGAAATTGCAAAAGCTGAAATTGGCACAATTGAGGAAGGCGACAACCTCACCAAATACGGCAAATTTACAAAGGCCGACGGACTACCTTGGTGCGGTTCTTTCGTTAACTGGTGTGCAGCACAAGCGGGCGTGAAGATTCATTCAGTTGTGGGCACTGCAATTGGTGCGCATAAATTTAAAGAAATCAACCGTTGGTCAAATATGCCGCAGTTGGGTTATGTTGCTTTTATGGACTTCCCACATGACGGCGTTGATCGTATAAGCCACGTTGGAATTGTTGTTGGCTTGATTGACGACAAACAATGCGTGACGATTGAAGGCAATACCAGTGGCACAGGCGACCAGCGAAATGGTGGCATGGTCATGGTGAAGGTGCGCAACGTTGGCAAAGAGATTGTTGGGTTTGGGATTCCCAAATTTGTACCTTACAAGGGCGAACACCCAACAGTTGAAATACCAAAATCGGGAGTAAAACCGACAAAGGAGAAAACAAAAAAATGGACAAAGCCAAAGCCTTAATCGCTTCATGGGCACGATCATTTATGGCAGCAGCACTTGCCTTATACATGGCGGGCGTAACTGACCCAAAGACACTTGCAATGGCAGGCGTCGCAGCGGTCGCACCAGTTGTCTTGCGCTGGTTAAATCCGCAGGATAAGAGTTTCGGGTTAACGGGGAAATAGTCCGAAAACTCACGGCAGCAGGGTTGGCTTGGGCACTTGCGCTAATCCTGACTGCTTGTGGGTATCAGGGCTGGACACGTTATGAGTGCCAAAAATATGAAAACTGGTCAAAACCTGAGTGCCAAAAACCGCAATGCGTCCCGACTGGAACGTGTTCTGACGACATACTTGGATTCACAACACCACAAACCAGCAAGACGCCGCGCCCCTGAGGACGTCCACGCGCAGCTGATTTTGATAATTGGTTCAACACTTGCAGCGGTATTTTTAATCGTAACAGTAGGCATAACGTATGCGCTCATATTCGTCACCCAGCCAATCGGCGCACAAGCACCCAACGACGCAGCCTTTATTGACCTATTGAAGACCCTAGCCATTTTCCTGACTGGTTCACTGGGCGGTGTGCTGGCTGGCAACGGACTTAAATCCAAGGCAAAGTCAGGTGACACGCCGACAAATACGCAAGGTTCTTGATTTGGCGCGCCTTATGCGTCACCCTGAGTGCAGGTGGTAGTCGTTACTACCTAGAATCGGGAGAATTCAAATGGTTGTTGATTTATTAGACCCGCAGACTTTGCGGGCGTTGTTCCTTATCGGTGTTCTTTGCACCTTAGCCGCTGCACTTGGTTACTCATTTGGGCACAAAGACGGAAGCCGTGAAGGCTATACCCGCGGGCGTGCAATTAGTCGCCACATCTCACAAGCCAAAAGGCAAGTGAAATAAATGGGGTTCTTGGATAACTACGAAGGCAACAAAGAGCGCACAGATCGTTGGATTGCCACTTTCCCACAAGGAATCATTCATGCCGTCATTGAACAATTTGACGCTGAAAAGGGCTATGTCCTAGTAAAGGCAATGGGTTATCGAAACCAAGAAGAAACCATACCCGCTGACATTGACTACGCTTATGGGTTTTTGGCTGCTTACAATCCGAACATGAAACGCTGGTTTGTTGAGGATACGGTGACAAGCGCAAAACTTAGGGTCATGGCTAACTTGCTAGGTGGGACAGAAAAAGCAACAAAGGAAACAATGCAACAAGTTGAATCTATGAGTGCAAAGGTTGCCACCGCAGACCCAGCAAAGGAATACGACTACTGGACAACTAAATTTGGCGAAGTGCCAAGTTACAAGACTGAAGAAGAAATGGAGGCAGCTGGATTTCAAACGTTGGCGTCAGGTGTGGCAGAAATTGCAAAGCAACTGGGCGGTGAACTTGTTCCTGAAGCACCACAGTGCCGTCACGGACACCGCATTTTCCGCAGTGGAAACAGTGCAAAGACGAAAAAAGACTGGGCAAATTATTCATGCGTAGGGCGCAAACCCGATCAGTGTGACCCAATATGGCTAGTTTTAACCAGCGACGGAACTTGGAAACCACAAGTATGACCAAGCAAAGACTAATTAAAATACTTGTCTGCATTGAAATTGTCTTGGTTGTTTTACTGATTGGGGTGGCATTTCTATGAGCGATTATATGGAGATAATCAACCCGCAGACCATGATTGGCAAACTGCTTAAAAACGGCGAAGTGGTCGAAGAGTACAAAATGGAACAGTGTGACAAGTGTTCTAGTCTTGTCAGATTTGACGCATTTGGCTACCAAAAAGGCTACGGCAACGAAAAGATAATTTGGTTTTGTGTGGGTTGCCGTTGAAAACGCAGTTGACGCACAACGAACAAATGGTGTGCATGCTGGCAGCAATCAAATTGACGGCAGAATCAACCAAGGGCTTGGACAATCCTCAGCGTTATCAAAAAGAGTTGGGGACGTTTGATTACTTGGTTGAATCAGCCGAAGCAATAGGCAGCGAATGGGTGGTTGCAAAGTATTTTAATCTTCCGTTTGACCCATACGAAAACAAATTCAAGGTAAAGGCTGACGTAGGCAATGCAATTGAAGTGCGCTGGACTAAATACATTTCCGGCCAACTAATAATTCACGAATACGATAGGCCGACCGACATTGCGGTGTTGGTGACGGGTCAAGCACCCAACTATTTCATTGCTGGGTGGATTCCCATTTCAATGGCACAACGCCCAAAATATCGTCACACCAAGCAACCGAACTGGTGGGTCACACAGATCAACCTTCAGCCAATTGAGAATTTGAGGAAATCCAACTATGGACACAGTGCAATTTGAATGTCGCAATTGCAAAAAGGTAACCAAGCAGCTGATTCAGAAAGTGACGGACTTACTGCCACCCAATGTCGAAATCATTCAGTGCGTGGTGTGCAGTTTCATGACGGTTGCACAGGTCAGCAAATGATTCACGTGCTTATGGGAATTCCTGGGGCTGGTAAATCAACGTGGGTGTTGAAGCATAAAACGGGATTTGAACACATCTACAACACTGAAGCGGTGCGAATAAATCGTGAATTGGACATTGCCATGTTTATGCACATGCAACGCCATAAGGCCGTGGTGGCCGTGGAATCGGGCAAAGACCTCATTGCTGACGGCACGCACACAATCAAAACACACCGTCAAGTGTGGCTTAATTTGGCGCAACGATTGGGCATTGAAACCAAATTGGTTGTCTTTGATACAAGATTGGAAACGTGTATAGAAGTGCAAAAACAACGCGAATTCCCAGCACCATTGAAGGTTGTGCGCGATCATCACAAACGTATGCAGTTGGCAAAGTTGCAGGTTAAACGTGAAGGGTGGGATTCAATTGAAGTCATTACACGCTAATAGTTATCCACAGGCTTTATGCACAGGGGTGCAAAACTTGTGGGACACGCCCAAGGCCATGCGTAAGTTATTCATTTGCTTGACAGTCGCGGTACGCTGTTTCCGCTTGAAGCAGGCCGCTGATGCGGTTAGCCTGCAAGGGCGCAAACGGCTAATGGGCAAGGTCTATGCCATTTCGGCATTGCTTTCAATAACAAGCATTTCAAATGCAAATGCAGCTAACTATTCAATAGACCATTTGAAGTTATATGCACACTCTAGGATTCTTGACTATAAAGAATTCCAATGCTTCAACAAGATAATCACTAAGGAATCGCGTTGGTCATATTTAGCGCGTAATGGTTCGCACTATGGTCTAGGGCAAATGCGATCTACCTACTACCGTGACCTTGACCCATTCAGACAGATTGACGCAACAATTCGTTATAATCAAAAACGCTATCTGACCCAGTGCAATGCTTGGTCATTTCATTTGAAGCATGGGTACTACTAATGGCAAGCGCACTCAAAGACAATGGCAGCACAGGCAAGTGGCGCAAGATACGGGCACGGATACTGCAACGGGATTCATATACCTGCCAGCAGTGTGGTGGTGAGGGCAATTCGGTTGACCACATAGTCCCAAGACTTGCTGGTGGTGGTGACGAAGACTGGAATCTGCAAACTTTGTGCGGAAGTTGCAATTCTGCCAAAGGGGGGCGG